TCGCAGCAATATCGCGCGGCTATATCGTTCGGCGCTTCACAATGCGGGCATTCCTTGAATGTCCAGCGGTATCCGCAGTCATCATAGACGCCGCGCTTGTCGGATGGAATTTTGCCAGCGCATCGCCGCCCGAAGTGGACCGGGATCGGCCCCCATTCGCTTGTGACCTGCCGCCCATGTAGGTCAAGCATGTATCCCGCCTCGTCAATCTTGAAGGACAACTTGCCATCCTTTCCCATGAATTTCTTATTTATCGTAAAATCATTATCATATGCGCAAGACGGGCATATGCATTTCAGCCCGCCGGGATCATCTTTTGCCTTGTCGGCTTCAATGATCGGCGCGAACAAATCACCGTCTAAGCAGTGTTCCTCTAGATTGTCTGTATAATCCAGAACAAGGCAATCTGTCTTGCCTTCGTACCATCTCAGCCCCCGTCCGATGATCTGCTGTAACAGACCGACGCTTTCTGTCTTGCGAAGAATGGCGATCACGTCCACATGCGGCGCATCAAATCCCGTGGTCAGCACCGAGACGTTCACCAGGTATTTAATCTGTCGCGCCTTGAACCGCGTAAGAATGCTATCGCGTTCGGCCTTCGGGGTTTCGCCTGTCACAAGCGCGCTCATATCAGGGGGCAGGGACGCCATAACCTCTTGCGCATGTCTGACAGTGGCCGCAAAAAACATGACCCCTTGGCGGCCCTGTGCTTGCGCCAAAACGTCACATACGATTGCGCTGGTTTTGCGGCCATGGCCCAGATAGGCGCGATCTACAGCTTCGCTGTCAAACTGCCCCAGGCTATTGATTTTTAGACCGCTTACATCATATCCCGTGGCGTTGATCTGCCCGATCACAGGCGGCGTGAGAAACCTCATTTCAATCAATTCACGCGCGCCGATTTTATCGACGCACTTTGCGAAATATGGGTCGCGCGCCACATCATCGCCGTTAATTATGCCGTCTGCATGTTCCTGAAATATCCACCCTGTCCCAAGCCGATAAGGCGTGGCGGTCAAGCCGCAAACCCGCAAGTTAGGGTTGCCAACCCGCATGGCCTCAATGATGTCGCGCACGGTCGGAGTGATCCCGTGGCATTCGTCCAGCACCACCAAGGCATAGCCCGCAGCACCTTCCTGTTGAAACCGGCTGATCCTGTTTTTTACGGTTAGCGGCGATCCGAAAACGACCGGATAACGCAATTCCTTGGCCCCAGCGCTGGCGCTGAACATGCTTGCAAAATTGCCGGTTGCCAAGAACTTTTCTCGATTTTGCTTTACCAGCTCGGCGCTTGGCGCAAGGCAAAGCACCCGCTTGTTTGTCTTGGCATGAATGATGCGCGCAATCTCAGCGATGATATGAGACTTGCCAGCGCCTGTTGCGGCTTCAATGCAAAATGGCGCAGCACTAAACCGCATCCATTCAATCGCCGCATCCACGGCGGTTTGTTGATAAGGTCGCAACATCACTTAAGCCCCCAGAAGCTGGACGGCTTTCCGCGATACGGCTCGAGGTCTGCTTTTGGCAATAGCGCCTTGATTGCCTTCGCATAGGCTACCGCTCCAACACGGTTTGTCTGGGTGAGATTTCGCCCCGCAAATACCGCGTTTTTCTCACCAGCAATCCGCACCATGTCTGCAAGCAATTCGGCCTTGCGCGCCCTGGCGTTTTCGATTGCATCTGACAGTTGATCATATTCTGCAACCATCCGCGCGGCTTCCGGCGTGTCAACCAAGTGGCGCTTGGGTGCCAAGTGGATTGCGATTGCGTCGGGGTCATCCCTTTCATGCAGATATTCTGCATAGAATTGGCGCAGCTTGGGCATGTTTGCGACTCGCCAGTCAGGATCAACATTCGTGCCGTCGATCATTGCCCCGAAGGCAGACCATTGGTAAAATTCCCAAGCGTTCCGCTCAGTCACCCACAAGGAAAACTGCACTTGATCCATGTAGTGCGGTTGTTCAAACAACAATTTAAACACCGGCTTTTCATCCTTTCGCAACCCAAACGGGCATTTGATTTCTAGCCCGGCTTCATTCCCGATCAATCCATCAGGGCTGCACCCGGCCCAATCTTCGCGCGTGATAAACCCGACAGGATCAACTTTGAATCCGGTTTCCATCTGATACTCGATCATTGCCCCGGCTTCGTTATTCACGCCATACTCGGTTGCAATGTTTCCTGTAAACTCGTTTTCCGCGCCATGCCATTCCCGCACCATTCGGCGCATGACATCATCCCGCGTGGCATAGGGTGCATTTCCAAGAATTGCCCCGACACTCGATGCCGTAATCCGGCCCCGGCGGGCCGCAAGCCATTCTTCGCTGCGTTGTTCCATATCATTCCCCATAGTATTGCCATAGAACGGCGTTGCAGTGAGCATGAACAGCTCCAATCGTCATTCCGGTCATATGGTTATGATGCAAATGAATAGGATTTTTCCGAAAGTTAGGCGGAAACTTTGTCCAATCAATCTTGCTGGCGTGAACGTGGCTTTTGGAAGGTTTTTCCAAATCTCCTTTGCAATGATGGCAAAAACCGTTTTGGCTTTTGACATATTCAAGTCTGATTGATCGCTTTTCTTGCCACGACATTCGGTCGTAATTCACATGTTCCATATCAGGCTCCAACCTGTTATTATTTCAAAGTGTCCCGCGCCGTGGCTTGAATACTCAAGCTAATCGGCTCCAACCTTCACGGCGCGGGGCTATCCATTCAGATCAGATCAGAATGGAATTTCATCGTCCAGATCGGCAGGACGCGGCGACCGAGCCGCAGAACCGAATCCATCATCACGAGGCGCGGCCTTCGGCTTTGCGCTTGGCGGCTTTACGTCAATGCCAGCGGACTTCGGGGCCACGGCGCAAACCCAATTTCCGGTTGCGGTCCCGTTGCTGCCATTGATTTCCCAGACTTGCAGCGTCGCAATCATCGGCTTTCCGATCAACGCCAATGCCAGATCATCATCGGTTGGCAGGCGGTCCAGCTTGGACAGCTTGCCACCGGCGTTGGCGTCGATTGCGGCAAGCATTCGCTTGGCCTTGTCGCGCTTGGCGATGCCCTTGGCTTCGTCTTTCGATCCGGGGTCGAGATCGGTTACCCATAGCTTGTGAAAAACCTTGCGGTTTTTGTATTCTTCTGGCGACAGGACAGACCACCGCAGACTGATAAACCGCTCGCCTGTAGTTTTGGTTTCCCATTTCACCTCATCCGGCGCGGCAAGCACTGACGATCCTTCAGGGATCGGTTCCATGTTGCCGACCGGGATTTCATATCCCGTGCCGGTGTCTTTGGCGCTTCCGCCATCGCTCAAATCCCAGAATGACATCAATCTGCCTCCATTTCTGCCGTGGTTTCAGTCTTGCCGCCGAACGCCGGAATGACGCCCGCCAACGGGTTTTCGCCGGTCACAAATGGCAACGCTTCGGTGATTCCATAGCGGTTTTTACTGACACAGGATGCCGTAGCGTGGCAGATCATTTCACGGCTGCCCGTGCTGATTGCCCGCTTGCGTTCGCCTTCGTCGCCTTTGGTGAACATCTCAAGACGAAGAAACCCTACCACGTCAACGTCGTCAACATAAGGCGGCAGGGACTTGGCAGGCAGGCGCAACGAATAGCGCATGTAGTCATCAGCGTCGGGCAGTTTCATGGTTTCCACGTCGGCGTGAGCTACAAACACGACATGCATTCCGCGCTTGGTGTTTGCCAGCCCCGCGCCTTTGCGCAATCTCTGGTGCATGGCCGCAACCGCCGCCGTTCCTGCGCCGTAACCCCCGAGAGCCTGATTGATCGACCTGGCTTTTGGGTCTTGCGCCAGAACGTCCGCAAGAAACATGCGCTCTAAGGCGGTTACGCTGTCGATCACCAGCGTTTTGTAATCGTGCGGTTCGTGAATGATTGCCGTGACCTGTTCCCAGAGCGTCTTCGCGTCATTCACGACCGGGAACGCATCGGGCCGCAGGTGTTCGGGAATGGATTGCATCCCATCTTCGGCTCGGATGAAAATCGGATTTGGAAAAGACGCCGCCAGGCTGGTTTTCCCCATGCCGCTATCGCCGCAAATCGTCACCATAACGGCGCGATCCTCCGGCTTGCGGATAGACTGCATTGCAGACATTCGATGTCCTATATGTTTGGCCCCTTGGGCCGCGCGCGGCGGGTCGCGCTACATATCCCGCAAAGACCATCTTGCATGATGATCGGCCCTGTGCAAGGTATAATTTACGATAGCGTAAATTGAGGGGCACAAATGCTAGATATTGATGAAATCAGAAAGGCCCTACAGGACAGGGTTCTGACCGCCGTTGCCAACCACACAGGGATAAATCGCAACACGTTGTCTGCGATCCGCAACGGTCACGAAACCAACCTGAGACAAAGCACTATGCGGGCGCTGTCGGACTATCTGGCCCCCGCGCCGTGAACGATAACATAACACAGACGGCTATGACTTGCCTTGATACGCTCGCGATAGGATCCAGCGACTTTGCCGCGTGGGGTGCATATGCGTGGCTTCAAAACAACGAGGCGGGGATGCCTTACGTTGCTTTGTTGGAAGACAACGCGCGCCAGGATGCAAGGTTCTGGGCTGAGACGGCAAGTCTTGCAGAACTGGAGTGCTATTTTCTGGCAAGTGCCGACAAGCTGGCGGGGCCTGATCCGTTGTTTTCATCTCGCCAGATCAAGCGGCTTTCCGGCGCGCTATGGCGCAGAATGTCACCAAAGGAACAAGCGGCGTTTGTCGGCTGGATAACAGGACAACTAAAGGGGGAATCCGCATGAGTGCCGATGAATTTTCGGACTTTGAGGCCGGATCGCAAGGGGCTAAATTCGGGCAGGCCGCAGCCTATTCGCACGATGATTTCAGCGCAGATGATTTCGCCCCTCCCGCGCCAGAGGCCCCCGAAGATAACGACAAGTTTCCGCCCCCGTTTGCGCTTGACGGAATCGACCTTTTGACCCCGCCGGGGTTTGTCGGAGATGTGGCTGCATGGATAGACAGCCAGTGCCGCTACCCGCGCCGCAGGCTTGCTGTGGCGTCGTCTCTGGTAACCATGGGCAACATTGGCGGCTTGCGGCACGAGGACGCCAGAGACGGCGTTACAGGCAACATGCTGGCGTTTTGTGTTGCAGCGTCCGCCACGGGCAAGGAGGCCGTAATGCAGGCCACCACGGATCTGCACATTGCGGCGGGCGTTCATTATGCGCTGCAAGGCGGGATCAAGTCAGAGCAGGAAATCATGCGCAACCTGATCGAGCATCAGGCGGCATATTACATCATTGATGAGATCGGTATTTTTCTGATCAAGGTTCGGAATGCTCAAAAGCGGGGCGGCGCTGCATATTTGGAAAGCGTGTTCGGCGCAATCATGTCTGGCTATTCCAAAGCGAACAGCCGGATGTTGCTTCAGGGCGATACCAAGCGTGAATTGCGCAAGATGTTTTCCGGCATTCTGGCAAATGCTGAAAATGATGGCCGCACCGAACAGGCCGACCGCGCGATGCGCATGTTGCGGATGGTGGACGAGGGGCTTGAGCGGCCTTTTCTTTCCACGATTGGCTACACGACGCCGGGCACGTTTGATCAGATCATGGACGGCGAAACCGCAACGCAGGGCTTTGTTGGGCGGGCGATTATCGTTGCTGAGACGGACAACAACCCGGCAGAGCGTGAAGGTTTCAAAAAGAGGCCCATGCCGGAAAGCATGGCAATGCGGTTGTCTCAGATTTTCAAAGGAGGAAACTTTGACGCGATGGAAAGCCCCGGCGCTCGGGTAGAGTTCGCAGGCGACCGGGAAATCGTTTTGACGGATGATGACGCCAGCGCCATGTTGCAAGATGTATCTCGGTGGCTGCACCGATATGCCGAGGATATGGGCGAGCATACTGGCGAGGCGTCTGTTGCGATGATCCGGCGGTCTTTCGAGTTGATTGCCAAGGTTAGCTTCATTCTTGC